TTAAGATCATCTACCTTTTGACTCTCATCTTGTTGTTGCGTACAAAACTTATACAGAGCCTCAGCGGCAATAGCAACATCTGCGAAGGTTTCGCATGAATCAACCAGATCAACGATCTCTTTCTCTTTTTCAGAAAACTCAATTTTTACAAAATTACCAACCTTAGCATTGATATTAATCTTGTCAGCAAGATTATAAGTTGTCAGATCCTCACCTTGAATTTCAAAAAAATCTTCATCATTCAACTCTTGATATCCACGATAGAAAGTCTTTGCAAGACCCATATACCTACGCTTCATCAATTTCTCAATACGACAATCCTCAACCACATTCACAAATTGATGAGGAATTCCTTTCGGAGGATCTTCGTCAGGAGTGTAAAGTGCATGGCCAACTTCGTGTCCGACCAGAAGATCATATACTACGTTGCTTGCCTTCTCCCACATCGGCAGAGTCAGTACACGAGTATGAACATTGAACTGAGCAGTCTTAATTTTCTTGTGCTCAACTACAAGATCCTCAGTAGCAAGCAGTTTGGCAAGTTGTGATTTGATTTCGTGGGAGACTGCCATGTGTTTTGTTTCGTATGTGGCCATAATACGACGAAAGGTCGCCTTTTCGACGACCCATGTGCCTCTTTTTAAACTGGCGCAGTGCTTCGCGCCTTGCTCTCATTGCTTGTGGTTTTAATTTTCTTTTCTGTTCCTTCTTGGAGTGATGTTGCCAGTTAGGAGTTGTCATCGGTCGAGACAGTATCCAGAATATTTATTGTAGGAAACCATCCGATGCTTGTCAAGATACTGATATCAGCAACGTTATCAATCGCCTCTCCAGGGGTCATCTCTTTCACTGGCAAATCACCTTGACCAAACTTTTCTGCTAGTTTTCTAACAGGGACAGATTCACCATATCCAACAGGAACCACTCCAGTAATATCACTTGAAGCAAGATACCTAATTGCACGACATACATCCTTTACATGAATCCAATCTCTTTTATGATTAGTGACATATGTTGCTTTTTTATCTCTAAGGAGACCATACATCATATTAGGGCGAACATCCGGGCCATAGACCGTAGTAAACCTCATTCCTACGGAATTGGGAGGTGCCATCTGTTCATTAACCCATTTACTCATTGCATATGGATTCTCCCAATACTTATCATCAACAGCACTTGAAGATGCATATAAAAGACGAGTATTAGTTTCGCCGCACCAGTCAAAGATAGGTTTTGCTTTGACTACATTATTATTATAATATTCTTCTGGTTTTTCCAGACTCTCACGAATATCTGCCCATGCTGCAAGATGAATGACTAGATCATAATCTCCACCTTTGAAGTCTGAGATATCATCAGGACGATCAAGCCCATGAGCAAGATACCCTACCTGTTCTCTCCAATCAGAAAAAACGTATCTTCCAATAAATCCCCTATGTCCGGTTACTAATACTTTCATGTTACAGGCCAATCAATTACTTTTCTAATTTCCTCATTGTATTTCCAAACTTCTTTTAGAATATCAGCATTAATATTCTTAGATTCCATTTGGACTACAAGGGAGTTAAGATCTTTGGGGAAACAAGTTCCACCAAATCCACGATCATTGTCAATACCAGGGACTTGAGTGTGTGATCTACCAATCCTGCTGTCAGCAATTACTCCGTCACATACCATATCATAATTCATACCTGATGCTACACAGAAGTCATACATCTTATTAAAGTATGCCACCTTACATGCAAGGAAGGTATTGGAAAAATATTTGATAGCCTCACTTTCATCAGAAGAGACCATGATGTTAGGAATTTTTGGAAAACATCTAGAGAAAAGTTTTGCAAAGTCTCTACAAAGTTCGGGATCTCCACCAATCACATTTCTTTCAGAGTTAGCAAAATCTTGAACTGCATTTCTTGCTGTTAGGAACTCTGGATTATGAATTACGTTATGACGTTCAGAATATTTTTTAGTTGTTCCAACTGGAACTGTAGATTTAATAATGAAAGTGGCTGCTATGTAATCTGGAACTGATTCAAAAAAATCATCCAAAATTGATAGGTCACATTCACCTCCAGATCTCATTGGAGTTGGAAGACAAACAAAAATATAATCACATTCTAATACCTCCAGAAGAGTATTAAAAGATTTATTTTTGTCTACGTCATAAACTTTAGTAGACACCTTGTCTCTAAAGTTTTGATAGACTGCATTTCCAACAAACCCATTACCAACAATACCAATCATTTTACCATCCCACTAAATCCTTTAATTTTTTCAAATCGTATCACATCCTCAAATCTATCATCCATCCCACCCTTGTGAGAGATGACGAAAATATTTGCATCCTTAACTACGAACCGAATAATTTTTAAGAATTCTTCTGTCCCTTGGCCGTCAAGTGAACTATCAAATACCTCATCTAAAATCATAAGATTTGTAGCAACAGAGTTTTTGAATTTTGCAACTTCTCTAGAGTAAAGTTTATGTAGAAGTCCATCATCTGTAGATAACGGTTTACTTGCTGATTTATCAGCGGTAGATACTTCTTGATGATTTTAGATTTAACTCCACCGTCTTTGAGTAGACTATACGAAAAATCGTAGTAGTTAATTGTGTCTTTTTTTGAAACTAATTCGTCGTATGTAGTTTTTAAATTGTCCTTGAAGGTTTCTAGTTTCTCATGCTCAGTATTTCTGTTTGCAAGGTTGTCGGTAAGTCTTTGAACTTCCGACTCCAGATCTCTGATCTGTCGCTGACATCCAGATATCCGAGTATTGTTTTGAGAAATGCCATTATTGAGTTTAGTAATCTCCTTCGATAGGGCAGTAAATTGACGCTCTCGCTCTTGTTCGTTTTTAATTGCTTCTTCTAGTTCTTTATAACCAGATTGCAACTCTTGGGCTCTAGATTGTGCGTCGTCAATTTTATTTATTCTGAAGTCTTCCTCAATTGGTTGTGTACAGGTAGGGCAGACCGAATTTTCAGTAAAAAATTTATGTTCCTTCGTAATGGTTAATACTTTTTGAGAGATCTTGCCTTTTAAGTTACCTAACTTCTTTAACTTTTCTGTAGCTCCTGTAACGTATTCTTGCTCTTTTGTGTATTTGAAGATATCTTCTTCGGTAACAGAATTCTCCTTCATGTATGCAAGGATCTCTGTATCTAAATTAGAAATTTTAGTTTTTCTATCCTGAATATTTTTCTTACCACGCTTCTCAATCTCTTCAATAAAGTTTGTCTGCATCTCAACTTTATCACTTAGAGATTCTTTCTTAAGATCAAGAGTTCTAACTTCTTCTTTTACCTGACGAATCTTGTCTTTGAGAATATTATTCATTGAAGTAAAGATCTTAATATCCAAGAGATCTTCGATTACTTCACGTCGATTAGCAGCAGTCAACTGCATGAAAGGAACAAAAGTGCTACTACCCAAAATTACAATCTGAGTGAAGGACTTATAGTTCATCTTCAGAACATTTTGCTCCAACCACTTCTGCTGATCTAGTGCAGCTGCGGATTGATCTAGCAGAGAATCATTTCTCCAAATCTCAAATACTGCTGGTTTGATACCACGAATAACTTTCCAGTTTGTTGTACCAATAGAAAACTCTACCTCAACTCTACAGTCCTTTTCATTGACTGTATTTACCAACTGAGGTTTATTGATTTTACGGAATGGTTTTCCAAACAAAGAAAAAGTAAGAGCATCAAGAACTGTGCTCTTACCTGTTCCATTTGTGCCCACAATTAAAGTGGTTGCACTCTTTTGGAAATTAACTTCTGTATATTGATTGCCAGTCGAAAGAAAATTTTTCCAACGAACTTTCTCAAATAAAATCATTTTCAGCAGTTACTGGAGGAATTACAATGTCATTCTTTGTGATAACGGTGTATTCATACCCTTGGGCTTCACACACAGTAATCATCATCTCGTCGTCAACTTCAATCACATGCATTTCTGGATATTGTTCTTCTTCCAGCATCATGGCATATCGACAGGCATCATCCTCTTCCTCAAAGAGATAAAGGATTTGATCTCCATCCTCATTCTCTACAGAGTATGCTCCTTCAGTTTCTTTGCCATTGATTGTAAGAATATACATCAAACCAACTCACATGCTTCTTGATAGACCTCTTGGATGACTCTCTGGACTATGGATTTTTCCAGAGTGATTTCAGACTCTTCAATATATCTGTTTAAGATAGAGAGAGTGTCTTCTGATTCAAACGCTTCAAAGTTTTCGTTTTCTTCTACTTGGAAGTTCTCTACAACTTTGAGTTCAAACACTCCTACATTATACAACTTATCTACAAATTTTTCAAACTTTTTAGGGCTTGACTTTTTACGAACAATAACTTTTACAATCTTGTCTTTGTATTCACGAGCATCAAAAGTTTGATGATCATCATCCTCATAGTAAATTGTATAGAATAATCGGTTAGGATTATTGACAGGAACGTGCTCTAAGGTTTCAGTATCAAAGATGTGAAATCCTCTAGTATCCTTACAGTCATTCCAGAACATCTCATAAGGATTACCCAGATAATAAATTTTTCCATTATCACTTCGGGTATGATAGTGTCCAGAATATACACGGTCAAACTTATCAAAAACCTTGGTGTCTGTACCATGATCCATAATATAACCACGGTGAACTCGGAATCCAATCAACTCCAAGTGGCCCATGGCAACAGGACAAGATGTTTTATCAATCAACTTTAGAGTCTGTTCCTCATTGTCTTGGTTAATCCAGGGAACAAAGAGGACATCAAGGTTATCAACCTTTGCCTCAGTTGCTTCAGAGTAAACAATCACATTGTCATACTCACGCAAAAGCAAGTCTACTGCATTAACTTCATTTGTATTCTTGTAATATGCAGTATGATTACCAACGACAGTATGAACTGTCACTCCCATATCACGGAGTCTATCATAATAATTATTTTTAGCCCAAGACAATGCAGAAAAGTCAATACCTTTTCTACTATCAAAAGTATCTCCCATGTCGATGACTGTGGTGATACCTTCTTTCTCTAGAGTGGGAAAGAATACTTCATTATAAAACTTCAGAAAATAGTCATGAAAAAGTTTTGAGTTTTTTCTTGCCCCGAAGTGCTGATCCGTGATAATTGCAACTTTCATCAATAACGCAGTTTACTGTGAACAGCATCTTTGATACTATTATAGTCAGCAGAATTCATTCCGTCAACACCATCATCATAGAATACTTGATCGTATCCAGACTTTTCAAGGATCTTGTTTTTAATTTCTAACTGACGCTTCTCTCTTTGAATCCTGCGGAGAAACGCATAATGAATGATCTGCGTAAAGTAAGCAAAAGGATTTTGGGATTTCTGAGGATTAAAATTATGAATGTACTGAACACAATTTTCGAT